AGACATCATGATTACCTGGAATGATATCCATATGAATACCATTATCCTTTAAAGGTTCAAGGAATACTTTTCTATTATGATTAAGTGCTTTAAAGTTAATATTCTTACGATGATCATAGTAATCACCTAAATGAAAGATGTTAGTAATATCATGTTCTTTTAAATATGGGAAGAATATATCTCTATAAAATTCCTCTTGGTATTGCATAAAGATTTCTGATGAGTTTCTTACACCACAATGTGTATCCGATATTACAGCAATTTTCATACTGTAAACAACTCCAAACCCTTTTTCTTAACTTCCTTTTCTTCTTTAGCAAACTCTTTGATAGCCTCATCCTTAATACGGATCTTAGATATCTTCTCTCTTAATGTATTAATGAATGCGCTATCAACAGGGTTATTAACATCAATGCCAACCATGAATTGTTCTACATCTGCTTGTTCCATGAATCTATACTTAATGTCGGCTTGTTTCTTTTCTTTAATGATACGTCTAACAAATGCAAAGTAAGCGATTTGAGTGAAGTAAGAGAATGCATTGGGCTTACCAGTTCTTGTAGCAGCTTCAATATTATAGTTGTATACTGCTTTAAGACAATTCTCTACCCCGTCCATTACCATTTCATCTCTATAAGTGTATCTTACAAAGTTAGGTTTATGACTTAATCCTTCACATATTTTCATAAAACATGTAGCAATATAATCTGTTACTTGTGGGAGTTTATCGGGAGTGTCTTCTTGAGCTTTCTTATAAGCGGTGACGTAATCAACTACTGCATAAGAGAAGTCTCTGTTGTTTACGTAATGGGGTTTGTCTCTTGGTTTGATCTTTTCAGTCATGATATAAGTCTCATTAATTATAAAGTTTATAGATCTATTATAACATATTTCTTACTAAAAGTACACTAAATAGCTGTTTATTTTTTATTTTAAAAATAAGTGATAAAAGGGTGTACATTTACCGTAAAGTGTGATATAATAGACTAAGTAGTCGAGCCAGGATAGTACTATATATTTAATGAAGTACTTTAGATTCAGGTTTGATATTATCTTCTATTATAGTATTAAGTACTATTTTCATATACTGAGCCTTCATATGAGTATCTACAGGAGATTCAATAACAACATTCATAGCTTCTAATATATGTACTCTACCATCGGCAAATGGTATCCAAGGAGTTAAAACATAGTCATGTTCTGTATTAGTAGATACTGTCATAGGTTCTTCTAACCCGATACAATACTCATTATCAACATCATGTGTGTATGATATAATTGATTCACCACTCATTAATTTAAAGAACTTGATTGGTAGTTCTTCTAATGTGGTTGGTAGTTTATTATCTTCTTCCATATATGTATTTATAATAGCTCCACCTCGTGTATTTTAAATCTAAATTTCTGTTTAGCATATATCTTAATCCGTTCAGCACTATGGTTAAGAGTATAATTTTTACGGCTTTTCCAATGGAGATCATCAGCAATATCATATACTTTTGCTGGTTGGCCTGTAGCAGATTTACGAAGAACACGTCCAATACTCTGTAATACTTTGATCTGAGACTTACTTGGAGATGCAAAGATAATGTTATGGAGATTCTTAATGTTAATACCTGTGGAGAATGTGCCTAAACTTGCTACGATAATAGCATCATTCTGAGTTTCTGTAATAGCTCTTATATCCTCGCGTGTGTCTGCGTCTGTCATGCCTGCTACAAAGAATATTCTTCTATCTTTATGTGCTGCATCAGCAATCATCTTATGTAATGGTATGCCATGCTTCTCTACAAATTGAAATAGAACTAATGTATTACCCTTCTGATCTAATGCTAGATTCTTAATAAATTTATTGCGAGGATCATAAGAGACAATGTGCGAGATTTCATCAGGATATTTTAACTTGGATATTACCTTACACATTTCCTCAGGATGCTTCAAGAGCACCACTTCAATATCTAAATCTGATAAGTGATTGTCATCAATCAATGCTTTGGTACTTGTAACATTATATACAGGCCCGAACAAACCTTCTAATACTAGCTTATGCGTTTGTGTACCATCAAGTGTACCGGTTAAACCGAATCTATACTCAGCATTAGAACACTTCGTAAGAATAGATGTTAGTGATTTAGCTTTAAAGTTATGTGCTTCATCTCCTATCACCATACCAAATTGTTGAAAATATTCTTTAGGCATCTTGTATATGGATTGCCACGTACTGATATAGATTTGTGTATCTGCATTCTTGTCAATACCAGCCATGATTTGGTGACATACATTAGGATTAAACGTTTCGTCATCCTTGGAATAATCAGCAAAGTCACCATACATTTGTTTAACAAGTGATGTTGTAGGTACAATAAGCAATATCTTCTTACTCTTATTATATTCCATGAAGTATCGAATTAACAGGTATATGATTAAAGATTTGCCTGAAGCTGTAGGACTTACCAACAGTCCTTTACGATTACTCAATCCATATTTGACTGCATCTTTCTGGTAATCTCTAGGTTTAATATTACCTAGCGGTAATAGATCCACCCAATCTATATTATCATCAAATGGTTCTTGGTACGGTACTTCAATTGAATAGTTACGTTCAATACAGAATTGTTCTATATACTTTTGTAGTCCGCTGTATATCTTATTAGTTCTTAAATCAAGTAAGCGTAACTTGCCGTCCCACATCTTATTCTTAAATGCCGGCATATGTTTGTAACCGGGAACGAAGAAGGTAAAGAACTCAGACAGCTCCATCATGATACCCCTATCATCAGAGATAACTCTTAAATATGCTTCGTCAATCTTTTCTAACTTTATATCAATCACACGCCCGCCTCAAACTTCCGCCATTCAATGATATTCTTTATTTGAGAATGTCTCCATTTTATAGCATCTAATATCTCTTTTAGTGTTTCTATAATAACTTTATAGTACTCTAGTTCAGCCTGGCTCTTTTGTATATCCTTATCTGAATTATACCAATGATTTAGATCACCTTTGAGTGGTTTGTTAAGTCCATTGAACGGGTCGTAATCCCATTTTCTAATATCCATTTCAGATTGCGACATCTTCCCATTATAATACAACCACTTATCTTTAAGTAGGTTATCATATGATTGCTGTATTGTTTTCTTTTTGAGTTTGGCTACGGTAATAAGACTCAAGTATTTTGAGTGCAATGTAGCGTTTTTGATTGTTGTGTCGTCTAATTTAAACTGGTCGATGACTCCATCTTTTTCCCACATGTCAAGTATTTCTTGTATGTCCATAATATAACCTTCATAATATAGTTTTATTTATATCACTTAAAAAGGCATAAAACTTCTTGCCATACCTCTCGGTGAGAATTTGTTGGCCATGTTGCTAACCGATCCATTCATTAAATACATTTGTTTGTTGATCACCGTGATGTTATCATTTAACTCGTGGATATGTTTCTCCATTGCTAGAGTTGTATTATTCATCGTTGTCATATCTGTATTGATAGACTCCATTGAATAAGTCATTGAATTCATATTAATTCTAATTGAATGTAAATCGTCAGAGCCTTGTTTAAATGATTTGGTCCAAGATTCCATGTGAGAACCAACTACAAGACCTGCATATACAATAACAGAAGCCACTGTTAGTTGAGACATAGCTGTTATCCATAAACACCACTTAGAGTGACATGACATGTTATACTATTTCGAAATATGAGTAATTAAATGAAACAACCGCAGTTAAGTATTCCACGTCTGTTGTTGTTATATCAAAAGGTAATGATGAAAGGTTTGTAGGGTAAGCATCAATAAATCTAATCTGTTTAGTTAGGAGATTGGAGCTCGATAGAATATTAAGAGTTAAGTCTCTTACGTTAGCAGCGCTGTTATTGTTATTCACTTGATTATATAACCAATCATAAATCTCTTTATAATTGATTAGGTTCTCATCAACTAAGAATGAACATTCAAAAGCACCATACGTTATCTTATCTGCTGCAATTGCAATAGACCTAGATGGAGTATGATATTGTGCTCCGTCGACTGTAACGTCTGGGAGAATCATAGTTTGAACAGTAAATTCAGCTGTTGGGTAAACTACAGTATCTAACTGTAATACGAATGAGGTTGGATTTAAGTAATTTGGCATGTTATTATTTATACGTATTTCAGGCACAAAAAAGCCCCAATTAAGGGGCTCTCACGTTAAGTTGTTACTTACCTATTATAGGTTAGTTACAGCAAACGTTTGGTAGTACGTGTTAGCACCGTCAACACCCGAAGTAAATGGGTTATGAGTTACGCCGTAACGAGTCTTGAAACCAATCTTAGGTTGGAAGTCATTCTCACCAATTGTCTTCATCATTGATAAAGGAACGTATGGGCAGTAGAACATACCAGCATCATAAGCGTTAGTACCTTTATAACCAACAGTTACATAGTCAGTTGCAGCAAATGGATCAACATATAACTTGATGCCACCGTTAAGTGTACCAATAAATAAGTTACCATTTACATCAGCAAGACCAGTTGTTGCAACGTTACCATACTGAACTGAACCTGTTGCATTTAATGCAGCAGCTACACCAGAAGAGATGATAGCAAAGTTACCCTTACCACGTCTTGTAGCGATTGCAATTGCGTTTGCAGCCTTTTCAAAATGTGTAATAAGTGATTTGAATACTTCAACTTCCCAACGACCTTTAGAAGTACCAGTAACTGGAGTAGCATCAAATGCAGTAAATGCAACAGCTTGTGCATTGATTTTCTTAATCATCTCACGGTTAATTTCACCTAAGATTTCAGAAGAAAGGATGTTAGCCAATTCAGTTTCAGCATTAAGACCGTGTACAGCTTTAAGGTCTTGAGCTAATTCCATTGTGTACTGAGCACGTAATTGACGAGATTCAGCTTCAACAACTTGCTTCTCGATAGAGAAACCCATTTCGTTGTAGTTGTTACCTTCAGCTTCTAGCGTAGTCATTCTTGCGCCACCAGCTTTACCAGAGAACGAAGTATTAGGTTCGTTAAATAGTGCTTCTGTAGGTGCAACGTCATCAGCATTACCTGAAATACCGTCTGCTCCAGCAGTACCGTCTGAGTAGTTTGACTTCATAGCGAAGATCAAGCCAGTAGGACCAGTCATTGGTTGAACACCAGCAATATCAAATGCTAGTAAGTTAGGTGTAGAACGACGAACTAGTGAGATCATTACTGGATCCCAGTTGTTAATCGCGCCAGTTGCGTCAGTACCGCCAGCAGCCATACGAGTTTCGTTAAGGGCTTTCTCTTGGTTTTCAAGAACGATTGCTGTTACTGAACGTTTGTATGCGTCTGTAATAGTACCTGCATCAGAAGCTTCTAATACTGGGTTCCATTTTTCTTGTAGTTGTGTTGCGTTTAATTCCATGTGTTTTCTCCTATTAGAATTATTTAGTAGATGAAATAGCTGATAAGTATGATTGCATTGAATCACTTAATACCGTTGCTTTTTCACTTTCTTCGCTGATTGCATCGATTTCCGATACATCAACTTGTGTTTCGTCTTTGTTAAGGTAAGACTCTTTGATTGTCGCGACTTTAGAAGCAAAATCAGAATTGTCTTCAGCTTCAATAGCTTCTGATAATTCAGTTAATTTTGCAGCTTCAGTAGCAGCTAAACCCTCGCATGCTTCAGCAACGATAGACTTACGTTCGAAAGCTTTAACTTTCTCTGATAATTCCATGTTAGCTTCTTGACTTGCATTCAATTGATCTTTAGCATCAGTTACTTCTTCAGTTAAGGCATCAACAATTTCAACCTTATCTTCTGGTACATTGATGTGGTGTTCAACAAACACGCCATGTAATGCGTTGATAAATGACTCTGTGATTTCAGACTTAAGAGAGTGCTCAATAGCAACTTCATTCTCGGTCATCCAATTCTCAACAACGTAGTTAAGGTAACCATCTACCTTATCAACTAAGTCTTCTTTAATAGCTTCTACTTCTTCAGTTAAATCAGATGCATAACGCTCTTCTAATTCAACAACTGTCGTAGCCACTTTTGATTGTAACGCAGCTTCAAAGATTATAGATGCTTTATCCTTAAAACCTTCTGATAATGAATCTTCGCCATTGGCAAGTGCATCAATATCTTCTTTGAATTTGTCCTTTTTAGACTCCTTCTTAGTTTTAGCTTTAGCTTCTTTCTTCTCGTTTTCTACTTCACCTTCTTCGTCATCACCGTCTTCATCTTCATCTTCTTCTTCCGATTCAACTTTAGCTTTCGCTTTAGCTTTCTCAGCAGCTTCAAAGATTGCATCCAATTCATCTTTATTCATTTCTTGTAAAGATGCATTAATTGCAGATATCGTACGAGCTTCTGTTAAGGGAGCTTCTACTTCTGTATTAGTTTCCTCAACAATAACCTCTTCAGCGATGTCTTTAATTTCTTCTGACATATTATTTACTCCTGTTAGAGTTATAGTTTAGAGAGGAAATGCTCAAATCCAGTAACTTCAGATGCAGTGTTATCCACCACTTCTTCTGTTACTGTTTCCATCATTTCAGTCTCACCTTCTTCAATTGTTTGGATATAATGACCTGTGCCATCCATTTTCCAATCAACACCTTCCATAATGCCATTTACAAATGCATTAGGTGCTGATGGATCCTGCACGATGTCAACAGTTGAAAGCATAAAATCATCTTTCACATAGCTAACACCATTTCTATTTTCCAAACTTCCCATACCACGACTTGAAACACCAAGTTGAACACCACCTTCGACCAAACCTTTTACGATCTGACCCATTGGAGTATCTAACACTAGTGCTTTACCAATCACATTATTACCGTTCCATTTAAGTTCTGTAATTCTGTGACTAACTTTATCTAAGTTGATCGAAGGGCCTTCTGGGTGATTTAATTCACCTACGGCTCTACCGGTCATTACTTGTTCATTGTTGTATCTATCCACTGCAGCAGTAAGGACTTCGCGAGTATAAACTCGTCCATTTCTATTCTTGCCTTCCGCTTGCATAAAAATTCCTTCGATATAAGTTTCTTTCTTACCATTCTTTCCTTCAGTAATCGAGTAACCTAAACCTTCATTTGTATATTCTGCTATTAACTTCATATTATTTTAACTCCGTTGGTATTTTACGTTTCCCAGCTTCATTATGACCAAACCAATCACTCACTAATCTTGAGTAAACTCTCTTTAATTCGTCTTGTGCAGCCTTACTAGCACCAATCATTTTAGCTTGACCATATACCATTTTCAAGTCTTTAAGTGTTACCTCAGCTTTCCTCTCGTCAAACTTCTCGTTTAACACAACAGCATTAATACTGGTGTATGCTTCGTTAATATTCATTACTTAGGGTTTACCTTATTTGCTCTTAAAATTGTATCACGTAATTTTGTAGTAAAATGATCCATATTAGTAATTTGATCATGCAAATCACCATTATCAATTTTAGATAACTTATCTACTTCTTTCATTAAAGCCTTAGTCATAGTAAGCATTTTACTAATTATTTGACCTTCTGCTTTACCTTCTAATAGATCTATACTAGCTTCATGTAAATTCATGTTATACTCCCATTACCTTTAAAAATTCTTTAAGACCTTTTTCAGCATCTTTAACTGATTTAAAAGTATCTAGTTTAGTTTCATCTACGTATAGAATAAACTTGTTGGCCTTACCAGTAATAAGAGCATTAACATCTTTGCTCTTGCCAAGCTTGCTAATCTCCTTTACTATAGTCTCGCCCTTAGGCAATTTCATTTTACTTTCTAATAAAGTATTAAATGATTGTTTAAATGTTAGCATCTGCCTTAGGTTCCTCTGTGTTAATTGGCTCATTAGAACCATACATGTCATTAGCGATTACCTCTTTACGAGCATCTAAAGCCACATTCATCTTGCTTAACACAATACTATTAAATGTGTTATTAGATGCTTGGGCATCACCTTTACCAATGTCATCAATTAAATCTTTAATATCCATTATTTATTCCTCTTGTATAATATATTTATATAAATTTATGTTTCTAATCCATTAAATCGGCATCAATATCTTGATCGCCTTCTGAATCCATTTGCTTCTGCATCTCTTCAATGTCTTTATCATTCATATTAAGAATCTTCTTCTTAACCCATTCTTGGGAGAAGTAAACACCGACATATTCGTCCATCATTGATAGACTATCTAATCTTTCTTTAAGTATCTCTGATTCTTTAAGTTCAGCATAATAGTTATCACGTTCATATTCAACGGCTATCTCATGCTTAATAGTTCTCCAATCGCTTGGTACAATAATCTTCTTAAGAATCAATTGTCTCTTAAGAACCTCTAAGAATAAGCCAGCAAATCTAGTACGAACACGATCAATAAACTTCTGGAACTTAAGCTCGTCTCTAGTAACTTCAGATGATCTACCAATATTAAATGTAGTGTCAGCTTCTAATCTAGAGGCCGGTACATTTAATGCTTTATATAATTTCTTTTGGAAGTACATAATATCATCAATCTCACCTAGGTTTTGACCACCAGGAAGAGTATCAATCTCTGTACCTCTACCGCCTTCACGACGAGGTAACCAAAAGTCTTCCATGACTGAACGATGAGCCTTCTCATCTTTAATAGCACCAGTCTCCGCATCGTATACAACTTTATTACGATACTTATTCATTGTATTATTCAAGTACTCTTCGGCTTTACCCTTAGGTAAATTACCAACATCAATATAGAATATACGGCGTTCAGGTGCTCTACTTACTCTGTAAATAACTAATGAATCTTCCATCATAGATAACTGATTCATTGGCTTTAAAGCTTTGTGGAGGTAACCAATTACCTTATCACGTGTATCATTTAATAAACCTGAGTTGATTTGAATGATAGCATCTGTTGATATTTTAAGACCTTCAGAGTTTGTAACATGTTCTTGCTCTTGGTATAGGTAGTATTCACCAACCTCTCTAACTAATTCTGCTTTAGTTTGAGGATCAATAACCTTTTCAATCTCTTTAATCTTGCGGATTTTAGTAGGGTCAATGAGCTTAAGGTCTACAATACCAGTACCTTCTTTATCACCAATCACCACATGATAGAATAAACGACCATCAATATACCAACGCCTGAATAAGTCATAACCATTAGATGAAAAATCAAGGATTCTAAGAACCGCTTCAAACTCTTCATGTATTAATTTCTTAATGTTATCTGGTTGTTCTAAGTCATCAAGGTTTAATGATACTATTTTGTTATCATCCGATACCGTAATAGCTTCATTAGTAATATCTTCAACAGCAGCATCAATCTCAGGGTAAACCGAGATCTGTCTATACTTGTATATAAGATCTGCATCATTCTGGAATTGATCACCTGAAATATCAATGTACTGACCAAAGTAACCACCTGATGGAGATATTTGATACGCACCATCCTCGTTATCTTGAACGAATGATTTTGCTTTAACTTTTTCTACTGATTTCTTTCTTTTGAAAGAAAATCCGAATAATTTGTTCTCTTCTGCCATAATTATATTGTTGTGCTCTTTTATAAAGACTATAATTATTTATAACCTTTATAAAAGAGCCTTCCGAAGAAGACCCCTTTAGTTTATTGATTAAGTAGTTTTATTGCTTTCCCAATATTGTACTTGTAGTTCAACAGTGAACTCTTCAATCGTATTTTCAGTATCGTAAGATACTTCAATTGCTCCAAGATTAGTTGGAAAACAACCTCTGATGTTATAACCTTTAACAACAGTACCATCTTTATCTAACTGATCAATGATCATGTCAGACATGTAATCATTAGGGTTAGTTAAACCAGTGTTATTGTTATGTTGGTTAATACCATTCATCCATTGTTCAAAAGAATCACGAACCGAGAAGTTTGTATCATTAATGATAGTAATTGTCCAAGGTTCAAAAGTTCTGTCACCAGCAATCTGTAATTGTCTACCACGGAAAGGAACCATGATTGGACTAATTACTGATGATGGAAGTTGAGCTGCTTTAACCATAAATGATGCTAGCGATACATCAGAAGTAACATATGCAGGGAAACCTAAAGTTGCCTTGAATAAATTAGCTCTTGCGCCACCACCGGTTAATTTTGCTTTAAAATCGTCTACACCTAAAATAGCCATGATTAATTACCTCCAGCGATTTCACTAAATTCAACACCAGTTCTTGTAGCGATGAAGTTTAATGTAATAAAATTAATTGAACGTGCAGGTTTGATATAAATATCTGCAACAAATCGATTAGTATCGATTACGTTACCAGTATTATTAGTATCATCACAAACTACTTTAAAGTCTGTAATTCCTCTACGTCCCTTGATATCCCTTAAGAATGGTTCAGTCATGTTTCTAAATTGAGCTCTAGTGAATTCATCATTGAATTCGAATAAAGACGCTTTAGAAGCTTTTGAAATAGCCTTTTCAAGAGTAATGAATAATCTACGTACGTTGATTCTATCAAATGCAGAAGCTTTATACTGTAATGTCTTATCACCGTATAACAATGTACCAGCACCAGGGAATGCAACGATAGGGTTAATACCTACTTTGTATAAATCATCTCTTTGTACTTGCTTAGGATTGAATGCAAGCTTAGTTACATTACGTAGGTTACCACGTGTGAAACCAGCAGGACTAAACCAAGCATCAGCAACCATATCAGCATTAGCAGATAAACCAGCCATAGAACCAGAAGCAGCTAACCAACGATACTTATCATTGTACTTGTCGTACACATATAAAGCACCTGAGTCAGCAAACGCATAAGATGATGAAGTAAGTGAATCTCTCCAAGTCTTAATATCTGTAACAGGAGTTGTATTATTAACAGAAGCAGCAATTGGAGGCGAAACAAACGCAACACAATCTTTACGTGATTCAGCTAAAGCAATAATATGATTAGCAACAGTTGTTGCATCAGCACCAGCTTTAACATCACCATTCATGATTAATGAAACTTCAACAGTTTCAGCATCTGCAAACATATCGTAACCAGCAATAAGCTCACCAGTTGTTAATGTATTATCATCGGCTGCACCGGATAATGTTTCATGAAAAATATTATCTGCTGCACCATCAATTGTTGTATCAAAAGTTGTTCCAGCCATAACTGCACCTGAATCTGCTAATTCAATAGGAGCATTTAATACATTTAACCAAGCCGATTGACTATTAATAACATCCACCCAGTAGTTTGATGTACCATCAGCAGATTTAGCATTAGAAGCCTGTGAAACATATGAATATGTTTCTAATACACTATTTGCGGTGCCTGTAATAGCGCCTGTAGTATCAATAATTGCAATATGTATTTCGTCATTAGATCCGCCTAAAGCAAGAGTTCCTGCTGAAGTTCCTGGAGCTGAATTGAATGCATCTTTATATATCCATGTATTAAAGCCGACTGAATCTGTACATATATGAATACCAATATTGTTACCAATAACACCTGGGTATTTAGCGGCAAATTCTTCTGAACCGCTGTATGATTCTACCGCATCAGCATTCTTCAGTAGTGTACCTGTGCCTGATGATGTTGCGTTTAACGCTGTTGCGCCTACTGCTCGCACTACTCTTAATGAGTTTGCGTAGCTTAAAAATTGAGCAGCCGATAACACAGTATTATATGTGTCATTATTCGGTTGACCAAAGATTTGTACTAATTGTTTTTCTGATCCTACTGTAATAATCGTATCGGCTGGGCCCCACTGGAATGAACCAGCGATTGCTCCAATTGATGCAGACGTTGCAGGGATAACATTAGTCAAATCGATTTCTTTTACCTGTACTCCAGGTGATACTAGAAATGCCATTGTTTTCTTCTCCTAATCAAAGATGTAATAAGTTTATTCATAATACGTTTATATTCAATATAGTTATTTATAATACCTAGCCTTTCCATATTACCCATGGATTATCGATCTCTTCTTGCTCGCTAAATATTCCTACTGGTATTAAATCATCTTCAATCTGTTTGGTCTTTTCATGATACAACATAGCTTTCATATCGATGTCTGTTGCCTCTTGAAAGAATGGGGTTGTTGAGAACCAGCCGAACATAACTAGGTTCATCATTAGGTCATCATGACCATTTTTATCTGCTTCATAAGATGACCCTTTAGATACAAATGATGATGCTTCAATAATGGTTTCATTATCATTAATTTTTAATTTACCTTGTTCGATGATGTCTTTAATGTTAGAGCAACCAATTCGTTTAATCTTTTTATTCATAGTAACACCAATAGAATTAGCTTTAACTAATGATTCTACATGGACAAATTCATATTCTAAGTCGTAATATAATCCATTACATACCACCGCTCCTTGGTCATTACTTTCAACAATAACATAGGCTTCATTGTAGTGATTAGCATACTTATATATAACGTCAGGTAATAGTAGCGGGGAGATCATATTATCCCTATACGCACACACTTGTTCCATAGGGCTTGATGATACATCAATGATATTAAAGGTTGAATAGTCCATACCTCTACCGCGTGCTACGTCAACTGCCATGATATAGTTATGCCCTAAGATAGGTTCCTTGTACATGTTAAGGGAGCCAGATTCTTTAATAGCAATAGGATCTATTGATTGCATTGATATTAGGGTTTCAGCATTGATTAGAGTATTACCTGCCCCAATGACTTCGTTACCAAATTCTTGTTTGAATTGAAGCTCTGACGTATTAGCAATAGTCATCTGCTTCCACGCTTCATCTCTACCAGGTACGTCCCACCAGTCTACTCTAAATGATTTGAATTCATTAGTACCTTGGACGGCTCCTTCATATATCTTATTAAACATGTTATTAACACCATTACGTGTCGATGTAATAATAATTTTGGTTGAAGTACCAGAGGAGATAACAGGATAGGTTGATGTATAGAACTCAACATCTCTTTCAACGAATGCAAACTCATCAAGATACACTAGGTTCATAGACATACCACGAACTGAACTTGATGAAGTAGCCGCGGCTATGATTCTAGAGTTATTTGAAAATTCAATTGAACCTTTGTTTAAAGCTTTACACCCAGGTTGGAGAAAGAATGGGACATTTTCAAGCATCAACGTAATACGACCCAGCATTTCACGAGCCGTAGCACCTTTGTTAGCAAGGATACCTACAACCTGTTCTCCTTTAAATAGGATATACCATAATAGATAAGCAACAGTTGATATTGATTTACCTGATTGTCTACATGCTAATACGATAGAGAATCGATTACTATTAAAGTGCTCAAACATCTTCTCTTGATAATCATACAACTCAAATGGTACTAGCCCGTGGTCAACATGAATTACCTTACAATACTTTTTAGCGAAGTACACAGGATCTTTTGCACAACGTGCATATTCGACCAGTTCTTCTTTGGTCCAGGGGTGCGCAGTATCAGCCCCACGTACCCGCGGGTTACCTAAATAAGTATTACTGGCTTGGTTCGACATCAATCACTTTCTCATCATGTAGCATTTTCTGTAGGTCAGCAGTAGATCCAATAAACACATTGTTATTAGTTATTGACCCGGCAGCATCTAAGGCTGGAGTATCTACCTTCTCTACTTCTTTTTTGGTCTTATGCATCTTTAAGATCTTTTCACTGATCTCTGCATTTTGTTTGATTAGTTGGCCGAGCACTTCAAATGCGCGTGGATGTTCAGATTCCCTAGCAAGCTCCATCATGAGCTCAATAGCTTCATCACCTTGATCGGTTAAATCATAAAGAGACTTTCTTATCTTTTCATAATCATTATTTAAATCTTTATCACTCATATAATATATGTCCTACGGTTCATTAAAAAAGTCGATTGTCTCCGTATATGGTAGGGTTGTTCCATCAACCTTTTGTACTTCCATGTTCTCTCTTGAATCTGTATCTTTATAGTATACTTCTGTCTTATCAATAATACCGCGTTTCTGAATACCTTTATAGTAACGTATACGTGTTTCAAATGACAAAGTATATACAATAGTTCTTCTGCTTAAGAAGTCACCTTCATATTCATCATTAAGCCCTACACCAGTTAATACAATAGGAACGTCTGACTTGATTTCCATCGCAGGTATATCTGTAATCGTAACAGTATAGTCTGGTTGGAACATAGGTAAGATTTGCTCTAAGATTTGTAATGCTTCATCTTGAGTCTTAGTCATAATGTTTAACTCAAACCCCACTTTATATACAGCGGGTGCACCCAATGCAGTAACGTTCTTCTTATCTAATGGATCAACCTTAACATATTTATTACTCTTATTAATTCTTGATTGACCATCATATGTCATATCAGTTATTTCAAATGAAAGACGTGGTAACTTAATAGCAATCTTAGTGTCATCTAAGTCTTTAGCTCTTGATAAGAACTTCTGTCTCGGGCCATAGGCTAATGGTACTTTAATATGTTGTAACACTTTACCAGCACTATCAGTCTTTTCAACAGATATGTTATTGAACATTGATCCGAACACGGATACCATCCGTCTTGTGCTTGAATTGTAGAAATGATCAGAAAACATTATGGCATTCCAAATGGGTTAGTTTCAGAGAAGTCTATAATACCATCAGCTTCTGTTTCGAATATATCATTAGCAGCATATTCGTCTCTGTTGTAATTAGTGGCAGTATCAGCAATTAACACATTGTATGTAGCTCCTGATTCTGTACCAATAACCTGTTTAGTTATATCAGCATCAACATATAATTGTCTAAAGGCGCCATCGGTAGTGCTAAGTGATACCACGGTTAGGTTACCGGTAGACAAACCTAAATCTTCCCAAGCAGCAACTTCACCTTCGATATTAATAGGTAAACCACCAGCATCATTAACACCGGTCCATTGTGTAACAGTTTCACCAATCTTATATGTACCTGTACCAGTAGTTAGTGTGTATGTATATGAAGTAGCATTAAGGGTTTCTATTTGATCAATAGTATCTATATCAGTATCAAACTCTTCATCTGAGTACTCGAACAATTCAGCTTGTAATTTATATACAGGTAAGTTCTGTAATTGATAGAAAGGCATTTCATGTTCAACAAACTTGATTTCAAAGATACTCTTAGACATTGGAAGATATAACAAATCTCCTTCCATAGGTCTAAATGAATCCGATTCACCTTGAGCTGTTGATAACCATTTGCCAACCTGCTTTTGCCATCTGCGTTTAGCAACAATAAATGTTGCTTGATCTCTAATCTCTAAACCAAACTTAGCTAATAGATCTCCATCACCTTCAAATCCATCAGCATTCTCTATGTACATTTCAACTACATAAGAGTCTGTAAATCTTGAATAGGATTCATTAAGGATCTCGTCCTTACTAATTTCTTGGCGGGGTATATAAACAATATCTTGTCCATAAATCTGCATAGACTCGGTGATCAAATCCTCATAGAGTTCTTGTTCAGTTTTTACCGAGCCTGAAAAATATACTGAAGTTGCCATAGTGTTTAACCCATAATAAAGTCGTCCGGCATCTGCCAAGCCAAAGCCATTTCTTCTTCTAATTTATTAATTTCTTCAACAGCATCTTGAAAGATTTGAAGACCATTCATAGTAACTCCACCAGGTAATTGCATACCTTCGAACTTACTCATGTTAGCACCCCATTGTCTTTTAATAAGAGCTGTACAATATTTCTTTAAGAACATATCGTTATATACATCGGAGTATGTTTGTGGATCAACAATTTCAAAACCTTCAATGATTATGAAACCCGCTTCTGTCCATATACCACTTGCCGCTTCACAAGCAGTTTTAGTGGTATGAGCAATAATAGAACAACTACCCGCTTGAAGACTACCAAAGCCTTCATCAACATATAGTCTATTCATATGACGATTGAATCTAAGTAGCTCAGAGCTATTCAGTTGATGATCTAATAAAGCAAGGTGTTGCATCTTCTGGCCAAACACTTGGATAGAACTTTGCATTCCCCAAGTATTCATATCGGCTAAACGCATTTGATATTCAGCGTTAAACATAGCTTCAGACTCACCACTCTTCATATCTAATATCTTAGTGACTGAAGTGATAGAATCAGGTATAGCAATATAGCTATTAGTTATATCATCAGCAGTTAACTGGTGTTTAAAGTAAGCGCGAACAACAGCATCAGAATGATACTCTTGATAATACTGTAAGGCATCATCAATTCTATCTTCTACTTGATCCTCGTCAACATTAATCTCAAGCACAGGGGCACCTAATGCCCTCATGCAATGATCGATTAATTCAGGCCTGCTGGTTACCTTTGCCATTACTTAGTGAACCAGATCTTTACCGAATCGTCTTTATAAGATGATGAATCCGCTTGCCATTTAGCATAGAAGTTCTTAGCCCCTAATGCTTTGATTTCTTTCTTAACAGCTGGGATAGTAGGTTTACCTTTAGAATCTGCATAAGCAACTTTAGCTTTCTTTTTAAAGCCATCAATATTCATCATAGCGCCACGTGTACCCTTACGAGCATCAGCAAATGAAAGACCATCAATACATACAGCGATGTTATTTCTACCATCATTCTGAATAGTACAATCACTGCCTTTTGCTTCTTCAAGTTCAACTGATTCTTTAACAAGTTTGTTTAAATCTTTTATTGCCTTGCCCATGAAGATTTCAATTGACGTCAATCTTGTGATAATATCGTTAATGTTTCCACCCTTAACATCGGTCTTTAGTAAAGACATCTTTTTGTTTAAATCAGACATAGTTGATTTAACATTAGCGCCTTCCATTAATTGTGTATATGTAATCATATCTCGTAAACCAGAATCATCTTCTAATGAGAAGTCAACAGACTCACCTAAAGCATTCATTACATAATCGGCAACATTGTCAAGTTCTTCTTTACCTAAACCTTCACGTGATAATACTTTCAATACATCTTTATATGATTTAGCATTTTTCTTCTTAGCAAGTGTTACATACTTATCGTATCCACCTTTCTTACCAAAACCAATACCTTTTGCATTTTTCATTGAAACTGCTTC